GGTGGCGCGGCAGATCAAATCGAAGTCACTTGCTTAGACACCACAGACGACAAAGAGTATCGTCGTGGTCTAGGCAACCCTGGCCAAGTCAGCGTGCCGTTTAACTTTATTCCATCTGATTCAAGTCATCAAGTTTTGTTTGACTTGAAGAACGCTGGCACAGTTACCCAATGGCTAATCGGCTTTTCTGACGCCACAACAGACCCAACGCTTGACACTAACGATGCGTTTGTTGTGCCTGCAAGCCGTACTTGCGCTGAGTTTACCGCCTACATTGCTGATGTGAATATTGACGTTGCAACAAACGAGATCGTTCGTGGCACGTTGACACTTCAGCGTTCAGGTGTTGTTGATTGGACGTATGCTTAATGTTAGATAAATCATTCTTTGTTAGTACTGAATTGCAAGAGCGAGAAGTCGAACTTGCCGATGGCTCAAAGCACGTTCTTTATTTTAAAGAACTTCCTGCAATTGAGTTTCGGCGGTTCGCTTTAGCAGAGCAGTCAGACAATGAAAATGTGCGTGCAACATCAATTGCTAAACTTATCGCTGCGAGCCTTTGCGATGCTGATGGTAAACTAGCCATTACGTTTGAGCAAGCATTGAATTTAAAAGCTTCAGCTATGAATAGCATTTTTGAAGCCATGCTTGAGGTAAACGGTCAAAAAAAAGGATAACCGCCGGAAGTGAAGATCACTTCTGGCATATTCTTGCTTTGGCACTAGGTGGGCGCACCGTTGCAGAATGGCAATCTGTAATGACTGAGGTTGAATATCGGTCATGGGTGGAGTTTTACAGAATGTCACCTTTTGACGATTTGCACCGCTTTCATAGACCCGCAGCGTTAATTGCTCGATCTTTTAGTGGTGGCGATGTCAGTGATTTGTTAGAATGGTTACAACCAAGGCCAGATACAAAAGATTGGAATCAATCCGATTTAAATACCTTTAAAGCCTTGGGTATCAAACCACCTTCAAAGGGTTAAAGATATGGCCGCCGGAAGCATCGTTATTGATCTCTTGATGAAGACAGGCTCTTTTGAGACTGACACTAAACGCGCAGAGAAACGATTAAAAGAGTTTGAATCTTCAATTAAGAAAACCGCTTTAGCCTTTGGCGCTATTGGCGTAGCCTCCGTTACAGCATTAAGCGTAATGGTGAAAAAGTCTATTGATTCAATGGACGCCATGTCCAAAATGGCACAACAAGCGGGCGTCTCTGTTGAGGCGTTATCGTCGCTTAGTTACGCAGCAGACCTCTCAGGCGTAAGTGCAGAACAATTTACTACCACGCTAGGTCGCTTAACTAAAGGCATGGCCGACGCTGCGGCGGGTACGGGCGAAGCGAAAAAAGCATTTGACTTATTAGGCATTGGCTCATCTAGTTTGCAATCAGCAGACGAAGCTTTAATGGCCATTGCCGATAAGTTTGCTCAGATGGACGATGGGGCGCAAAAGACGGCGCTTGCTTTGCAGTTGTTTGGCAGAGCGGGTATGCAAATGATTCCATTCTTAAACATGGGACGAGACGGCATAGCTGAATTGCAAGCCGAAGCAGATAGATTGGGTGTTACGTTAAATACTCAAACCGCACAAGCTGCAGAGCGCTTTAACGATAACTTAACTCGATTAGGCGCAATTGGGCAAGGTTTAGCCAATAAACTTGCAAGCGCATTGCTACCCGCCTTAGAGCAATTAACAGCGCAAATGTTTAACGCTTACGTTGAAGTAGACGAAACGAACGAAGCCGCGAACAATTTAACTAAAAACAAAGTGCCTGAATGGGCGCGAGGTGCTGGGCTTGCTTTTGGCATGATGGCTGATTCAGTTATTTTTGCCATTAAATCAATATCAGCTTTAGATCAAGCCTTTGGCGCGGTAGGCGATAACATTGATTATCGTCAAGCACAAATTAAACGGTTTGCGCTATCTTTAAAAGCGCCTTTAATTGGAGAGCCATCACCGCAATTGCAAAGTGAAATTGACGACTTAGATAGCAAAATATTTAAGTTAGGCATAAGCGCTATGAATTCCGCAAATCAAGTGGAAGACTTATTTGATAGCGCGGCGAATATGACGTTTACAAATCTCATTCGAGATTCGTTTGATAACGCAAATATCGTTACTCAGCCTACGCCTGCAAGAGCTATGCGCCCTGCTTTTAACGTTGAGGCAAGCAAAGAGCAACAAGCGATCAACAAAAAGATTGAAGAAAGGTTAGAAGCCGTTAAAAAGATTGTTGGCGAATATGCACGCGAGCAAGATTATCAGCTTGCCTTAATGAATATTCAAGATCAAATGCTTGGCATGACAAATGATCAAAAAGCGGTTCAAGAATCAATTAACGAAGTGCTTAGTGCAACAAGTGATAAGTTACAACGCATTGCTGATCAACGTTTAGAAGCTGCTGATACGGGCGCAAACGATAAAATACTTAGCCAATTTGACCAACAAGCCGAAGCTGTACGGGCGTTAAGCCTAGAATATGTCAGACTTGCTGAAGAGCAAAAGCGTACAAGCATTGAAGCACAGCGCACTTTTTCATTTGGTTGGGGCGTTGCGCTTAACCAATACATTGAAGACGCAGACAACGCGGCTACATTAGCTAAAGATATGTTTGGTTCAATGGCTACAAACATGAATAACGCGATTAGCGCATTTGTGCAAACTGGCAAGTTATCTTTTACTGATTTAATTACTTCAATGATTAAAGATTTACTTACTCTACAGTTACAAGCCCAAGCTAGTAAAATATTTGGCATGATTGCTAATGCTGTAGGCTCTGTGATTGGTGGCTCTTTTGGCGGCACGGCATCGGGCGGTGTAGTAGGAGGTGATGTAGGCTCTTACTCAACATTTGCTCAAGGTGGCTACACAGGCATGGGTGGCAAATACGAGCCTGCAGGCGTTGTTCATCGTGGGGAGTATGTAGTTAATGCTGATGCTACTAAAAAGCTCGGCGTGGGCTTCCTAGACCGTTTAAACAAGGGTTACGCAAACGGCGGTTATGTCGGGGCTTCTAGCTCGGGCGTAAGTGGCACGGTAAACGTAAATATTAAAAACGAAGCCGGTGGCGATGGTTACAAAGCAAGCGCTACGGTCAATCGAAACGAAAGCGGTTTGAACGTTGATGTTATTGTTAGAAAAGTGATTGCAAATGATTTGCGTAATAACGGTCAAATCGCGCAACAAATGGGTTCTACTTTTGGCTTGAGGAGAACAATTTAATGGCCACGCTACCTAGCTATGTCAAAATTTTATTTGATGGGTATCAACAAAACCGTGAGTCGGCTTTGCTACGAACTGAGATGGAAACAGGGCCACCGCGTCAAGCACGCGTAAAAAGTTTAGTAATGACCACTAGAACAGCTAAATTGTACTTAGCCACACGCGCTGATTATTTATCTTTTCTTACTTGGTATAGAGACGATATTTCAGAGGGTGCATTGTTTTTTAATATGTCAGACCCTGTAAGCAATAGCACAATTAGCGCTCGGTTTGTAGATGGCGGTTTTGATTCAAAACCGATGAGCGCTAAAATGGATTGTTGGGAAATTGATGTAAGAATTGAGTCTTGGGGTTAATATGCCACGTCCGTATTCAAGTATTTACAAATCAACTTTGGCGCAAGTATCAGCGCCTGAAGCGCCCTATATTTTGCTTGAGATAGATCACCCTGAATTAACCGAGCCAATTCGTATTCTTAATGATACGCAAGACCTTACTAGCAATGGCGAGCTGTATATTGGTTGTCCGTTTAGGTGCGTATTGCCCGACGATTTTGAGAACCAATTGCCAAAGGCGCGTTTGTCTGTTGATAACATTGGGCGCGAGTTAATGTTTTGGATTGAAACAACGGCGGGTGGCAACGGTTCATCGGTTCGGTTTATGCAGGTTATGCGCTCAAGACCCGATCAGATTGAGTGGGAAATAACAATGAGCCTGTACAACGTTCAAGTGACGATGCAAGAGATTAGCGCAGAGTTAGGGTTTGAAAACCTTTTTTCTAAGCCTGCTATTAACGTGCAGTACAGACCTACGACAACGCCAGGGCTTTTCTAATCATGCCCCATTGGTCAGAGCAATACATTGGCAAAGAGTATAAAATAGGCGAAGCAGATTGCGCTCGTTTGCTATCATCGGTTCGTAGAGAAGTTTTTGCTATGCCTGTGCCATCAGAGGTTGAAGTGCAACGCAAGGCAAGCAGATTGCAACGTGTGGCGCAAATGACTGATTTAGTAAGTGAGTATTGTGAAAAAACGGACAAGCCGATAGAGGGCGATATAGTTCTAATGTTGTGCAGAAATAGGCCATCTCATGTTGGCGTTTATTGCATTGTAAACAATGAAGCAAGCGTGCTTCACGCTATGGAAAATGCTAAGATGGTGGTATTGCACAGACTACGTGACTTGTCTAAGGTGTTTTTGTCAATCGAAGGGTTTTACAAATGGAAATCTTAGAAAAGACAAACGTTGATGTAGTTTGGTATCCTCACCCAATTACGCCTGTTGCAGGGCGTCAATCTTTAATCGCCACAGTCAAGCCATTAACCACAGTTAGACAAGTGTTGCTATCAGCAGGGATTGACGCACAGCAACCCATTATTGTCACTTTAAATGATCGCTTATTAACCGTTGAAGAATGGGATATGGTTTGCCCAAGCGAAGGGCAAATTCTCAATGTGCAAGCTACCGTCACAGGCGGTGGTGATGGTGGCTCTAATGCCTTGCAGATTGTAGCTATGATTGCCATTGTGGTTGTTGCGGCTGTTGTGGCCGGCCCTGCGGGAGCTGCGTTTTTTGGTAGTGAAGCAATTGCGGCAGGGGTTGGAGCGGCAATTGCCGTAGGTGGCTCGCTTATTGTTGGCGCAATATTTGCCCCAAAACCACAATCAATTAGCTTTAATGGTCAATCTCAAGAGGTTTCACCTACTTACAGTTTAACGGGTGGCTCGAACTCGGCGCGTCCTTATCAATATATGCCTGTACTTATGGGCTACCATCGTTTTTACCCTGATTACGGCGCAAGACCTTATTCCGAATATCACGGAAACGATCAATACCTTTATCAGATATTTCATTTCGGGCTTTCAACCGCGTCATATACTGATTACAAAATTGGCACGACACCATTAACCAGTTACCAAGATTACGAGTGGGTAGACGTTGACGGTAACGGGAAGTTAAACAATTTCCCTGGGAATGTAGACACAAGCGCAGGCGCAGCGCTGACAAACGTAGCAGGATACATCAATCGCACATCTTCACCAAATGCGTACAAACTTGGCATTGATATTGTTGGAACTTTTTACTACGCTAACGATCAAGGAAATTTAGAAACTGCTTCTGCCACAATTGAGATTGAATATAAATTAGTTGGCACATCTATTTGGTCAACAACAATTACGCATACATTAAGCGGTGCATCGCAAACCCCACAACGTCAAACTTACTTTATTACTTTGCCAAGTGTCGGCACATATGACGTTCGCGTTCGCAGGACAACTGCTGATAGTTCAGACCAAAGGCGACAAGATAAGACAGTATTTGACGTATTGCGTACTTATCAACTTGACGAGGCAAATTATAAAGGCCAAGTTCGGCGCGGTTTAATTATTCGCGCCTCAGAGCAATTAAGCGGTACGGTACAGCAATTGTCGGCAACGGGTAGTTCTTCGGCTAATTATTGGAACGGCACGGCATGGGTGTTTGGACAAACAAGTAACCCTGCTCATTGGTTTATGGATTTTTGCAAAGGTCGTTACGATGCAGATAACAACTTACTGTATGGCATTGGCTTTTCTGATTCTAAGATTGATCTGTCGTCTTTACACGCGTGGGCGAACTTTTGTAGCACAGAGGGGCTAACTTTTAACGCAGTATTAGATAGCAGTCAAACGGCGGCGGACTTACTCACCACTATTGCCCGTTGTGGGTTTGCTTCACCTAGTTGGGGTTCGGGCAAAATTGGCGTAGTGTGGGACGGGCGCAATCAATCGCCTACCGCCGCTTTTGGCATGTCAAACATTATTAAAGGTTCGTTTGAAGTTACATACTTAACGGAGCAATTAGCCGATGAGATTGTGGTCAGCTTTGTAAACCCTGCCAAAGATTGGGCGCAAGACGAGGTGCGAGTCACTATACCGGGCGTAACAAACCCATTGCGGTCTAGCACAGTTGAATTGTTTGGATGCACCGATGTAAATATGGCGGGTAAGTTTGCTAATTACTTGGCCGCGCAACAATACTACCGCAGACGGCGCATTACTTGGGAATCTGACTTTGAGGGCTTTGTTTGCCAACGCGGTGACGTAGTGTTGCTTTCGCACGATTTAACGCAATGGGGCTACTCAGGGCGCATTGTTGATATTCAAAACTTTGAAGCAAACGCGGTTTGGGAATCATTTAACATTGATTGGAACGGCGCAGACTTTGAATGGCAAGCAGGTAGCATTATTACCGTTGATCGTGACTTGCCTCGCACGGGCGATCTTGAATATATGGCTATTCGTTTACCAGACGGCACATTGACAACATATCAAGCATTGCCGTCTGTTACAAACTCAAATCAAATCATATTATCAACAACGCCAGATTTAGATACAGATTATGCTTTTATAGACCATTTATGGTTTTTTTCGCCACTAGCAACACCTGGAAAAAAAGTAAAAATCATATCCGTTCAACCATCATCGGAAAGCCGAGTACGTATTACGACCACGGACGAAGACGAGGCTTTTTATTTAGCTTGGGATGGCACATTTGCACAGCCGCCGCAAAACACATTGTTACTAAACCCGATTCCGGTTGTTTCAAACGTCAATATCAGTGAGTTTGTTTATCGTGGCGGTGATGGCAATGTTATTTCGTTGGTCACGGCCACTTGGCAGGCAAAGAACGTAGAGCGCGTAAACGTTCGGTGGCGTATTAACGGCGGGTCATGGGTAAAGCTCACTATCTTTACAAACGTCTTAGAATTTACGGTTGAAGAATCAGGCAACCTTGAAATTGATATATTGCCCATTAACGGCACTTTGATTGGTGAAAGTTTTGTTGCAACGACTTTTATATTTGGTCAGCAATCTACTCAAAAACCTGCAAACATTGATAACATTATTACTCTCTATGACGGCGCGTTAGGCGGTAGAATTGTTTTAAATTGGGTGGCTATTGTT